GGGAAATATTCTTGGTGTCGACGTAACTTACAAAGAAATCCCATATGGGTTCGACAAGCCGCCGATGGGAATGTCGGCGGAAGATTGGCAACGCACGATGGTTGATCGCCAAGTTCAAGAGATCAGAAACCTGGCGGATCGCGTGAAAGCAGGAGACCCAGCGGCCCAAGCTATCGTGAACGAGGCGAACTGGTATCGCTCAATGCGGACCGCGCTGCGCCGAGAGTTCGGCGGCATGGGCGATGTTTTTGCGGATGTCCTCGGCGCTACGTCGGCCCAAACCGGCGTAGAGATGAACTGGAACAACGCCATCGAAATCATGCGCCGTTTCTCTCGCGGAGAATATGACGAAGAACTCCGCATGTACAAAGAGATGCTCGATGCTGGTGATGTAAACCCCAACAGGCTGACAGAACTGCACAAAGATCCAAACAACCCGTTCAAGTTGGTAACGAATGCGGCAGGCGCGCTGTTCAACACCAATAGCCCGGCGGCGACTAAAGCCCTTTTCGACATGTTCCGCGTTGCAGACGGCGCACCGAAGACGCCAAACTTCACTGGCAACTTGATCGGCTACACCAACGCTGCGACGATTGATGTTTGGGATGCGCGCCATCTGCGCCGTCTGGCTGGTCTTCCGCGTCTGCCTCCGCCTGTCGAGAAGGGCGTCACAGGGAAGCACCTCAAGGGGTCGACACTTGAGCAGCCGCGCATCGGCGGAGAGTTCGGGTTCGGACAGCGCGTCAAAGCAGACGCCGCGCGCACCATCAACGAGCAAGGCATCATTCGAGATGTTGCGCCCAATCTTCAAGATCTGAACCCAGACGATCTGCAAGCTGTTGCTTGGTTCCTAGAAAAAGAACGCTGGACGAACAACGGCTGGACCAACAAAGCTGGCGAAGGTGGATCTTTTGAATTTGAGGCATCTCTTGCGGGTGCTTCAGATCCTGCTGCTGTCAGATCTCTTCGTCGTGAACTGAACCAAGGCTTCACCGCACCCAATCGGCGCAAGACGGAAACAGATGAGCAGTATGCCGCTCGCGTTGATCAAGCCCGCACAGCCTTTGACACTAGGCAGGCGCAGGCTCAAGCAGAGTTGGACGAAATGAAGGCGCCGCTCGCTCGGTACATGCTTGGCATCAGCGTCGAGCGCCCTGGCATGAGGCCGACCAACGTCCAGCAGGCAGAAATTGCGTCGCGTCTTGGCGAGCCAGCGAAGGGCGATCCGAGCGTTGTGATGTATCAGATCAACAACACCTATGGCCGCTTCATGCAGTCGGACGAGCGAGCGTTCAACGCCGAGTTCGTCGTGCGACGGAACTTCGACCCGACGGGCGTGACGCGCCGCATGGTCGAGGTGGCGAGGGAAGCAGATCAGGACGCGGCGTTCATTTCCAAGGTCGTGCCGCAACGCACGCCAGAAAGCCGCCCTGGCGTTGAGATCTACTTCCGCAAGAGGCAAGATCCGGCATTCGCCAGGCGACTATCTGACAAGCTCACAGAGTATGGCGTGGACGGCTTCACCTTCGTGACGGACAGCCGCGTGATGGATCGCCCCAGCGCACAGGCCGGCATCAGCGAGGAGGCGGTTGCCGGCATCAACGGTTTGCGCTTCCAATACATCCCCGAGTTCGATATGGGTAAGGAAGCATGGGCTGCTATGTCGCCCGCCGAAAGAGCCGCAAAGATCGACGAGGTGTCGGACCTTTTCGATGATATTGCGAATGACATAGTCGAAACAGAAGAAGGCATCAGCGCAGCGAACCTGATGCACTATGAGACAAACGTGATCGAGAGGGGAGACTACGATGAATATCTCAGATGAGCAGCGCCTGACGCGCGCGATCCAAAAGTATGGCGAAGGCGCCAAGTATGTGCAGATGATCCGCGATCAGATTGCTTCTGAGGCTCGCGGCCAGAGCGCCCGCGAAATGTACATCACCGGCATGGTGAAGAAGGCGCCCGGCGGGAAAGAACCTGAGCGAGCCAAGTGAAGCTCAAGCTCCAGACCCCTCGCTGGGCGAAGCCGCTCGTCACTGCCGACGACGCCCGCTATCTCGGCGCACACGGCGGGCGCGGCAGCGGCAAGAGCTGGCTCTTCGCCGAGATGCTGATCGAGCGGTGCGTCACGCAGAAGGCCGACGCGGTGTGCGTGCGTGAGGTGCAGAAGTCTCTCGCCCAGTCGGTCAAGAAGCTGCTCGAGGCCAAGATCGAGCAGATGGGCGTGGCGTCGTTCTTCGAAATCCAGCAGGCCGAGATCAAGTCTCGCAACGGCGGCACGATCATCTTCCAGGGGATGCAGAACCACACGGCCGACAGCATCAAGTCGCTCGAGGGCTTCGACATCGCTTGGGTCGAGGAGGCGCAGTCGGTGTCGCAGTTCTCGCTCGACATCCTGCGCCCGACGATCCGCAAGCCCGGTTCGCAGCTCTGGTTCACCTGGAACCCCCGCTTCGAGACAGACCCCATCGAGCGCCTGCTGCGCGGGCCGAAGCCGCCTGACAAGACGGTGATCGTGCAGGTCAACTACAGCGACAACCCGTGGTTTCCGGCCGTGCTGCGCGACGAGATGGAATACGACAAGCGCCGCGACCCGGACAAATACCTGCATGTCTGGAAGGGCGATTACGTCCGCAACAGCGAGACGCGGGTGTTCAAAAACTGGACCATCGAGGAGTTCGACGCGCCGCCTGACGCGATCCACAGGCTCGGCGCTGACTGGGGCTTTGCGACCGACCCGACGGTTGCGGTGCGATGCCACATCGCCGGCAGGAAGCTCTTCATCGACTATGAGGCGTATCAGGTCGGGTGCGAGATTGTGGATACGCCATCCCTGTTCATGTCGATCCCAGAGGCCGAGCGGTGGCCGATGGTTGCTGACAGCGCGCGCCCGGAGACAATCAGTCACATGCGCCGCAACGGCTTCCCGAAGATCCAGCCTGCGGTCAAGGGGCCTAAGTCAGTGGAAGAGGGGATCGAATGGTTGAAGAGCTTCGACATCGTTGTGCATCCGCGCTGCAAGCACGCCATCGACGAATTGACGCTCTACAGCTACAAGACCGACAAGGCCACTGGCGCCGTTCTGCCATTACTCGAGGACAGGCAGAACCATGTCATCGACGCTCTCCGCTATGCCTGCGAGGGCGCGCGCCGCGCATCCACAAGCGAGAAGCCCAAGGCGCGGCCTGTGCCTGTCCTGATGCCGATGGCACGGTGATTGCCAGCGACAGCGATCTGTCGTATATTGCGCCGGAATATCTGCTGAAAGGCTGCATCCATTGGCCCGCATGACCCGAGAGCAGCGGCTGGCAAATGTCCACGCTGAAGCGCGCGCTGAGTTCGAGAAGATACAAAGCACCATGCGCGACGAGCGTTTGCAGTGCCTTGAGGATCGTCGGTTTTACTCCATCGCCGGGGCGCAATGGGAAGGCCGACTGACTGAGCAATATCAAAACAAGCCGAAGTTCGAGGTCAACAAGATCAACCTCTCGGTGATGCGGATCATCAATGAATATCGAAACAACCGCATCACGGTCGATTTCGTCAGCAAGGACGGCGACGCCGACGACGAGCTGGCCGATGTGTGCGATGCGCTGTTCCGGGCCGACGAGGAAGACAGCGGCGCGGACGAGGCATATGACAACGCCTTCGAGGAGGCGGTCGGCGGCGGCTTCGGGGCCTTCCGCGTGCGTGCGGTCTACGAGGACGAATACGACGAAGAGAACGAAAAGCAGCGGATCAGGATCGAGCCGATCTACGACGCCGACAGCACGGTGTTCTGGGATCTGGACGCCAAGCGCCAGGACAAGAGCGACGGCCGCCTGTGCTACGTTCTCACGGCGATGACGCCCGACGCCTACAAGGAGCAGTGGAACGACGACCCTGCGACCTGGCCGAAGGAGATCGAGCAGGTCGAGTTCGACTGGGCGACGCCTGATGTGGTCTATGTGGCCGAGGTCTACCGCGTCGAGGAAGCGTCGGAGTTGATCCGCATCTTCCAGACCATCGACGGGCAGGAGGAGCGGTATTCCGAGCGCGATTTCGAGGAAGACCCCGAGCTTGAGGCGATGCTTGGCGCGGTCGGCACGATTGAGGTGCGCCAGCGCCGTGTGAAGCGTCGGAAGGTCCGCAAGTATATCATGAGCGGATCGAAGGTGCTCGAGGACAGCGGCTACATCGCGGGCGATCAGATCCCGATTGTGCCGGTCTATGGCAAGCGGTGGTTCATCGATAACGTCGAGCGGTGCATGGGCCATGTGCGGCTGGCGAAGGACGCGCAGCGGCTGAAGAACATGCAGCTCTCGAAGCTGGGCGAGATCAGCGCGCTTTCGACGGTCGAGAAGCCGATCTTCACGCCCGAGCAGGTCGCCGGTCACGAGATCATGTGGTCCGAGGACAACCTGCGGAACTACCCCTATCTGCTGCTGAACACGGTGACGGACGCCAACGGCGGCGAGGTGCTGAGTGGCCCGGTGGGTTACACCAAGCCGCCGCAGATCCCGCCTGCGCTGGCTGGGCTGTTGCAGATCACCGAGCAGGACATGAACGACCTTCTGGGCAAGCCCGACGCCGCCGAGGAGGTGGTATCGAACATCTCGGGCAAAGCCGTGGAGTTGATCCAGCAGCGCCTCGACATGCAGACGTTCATCTACATGTCGAACATGGCGAAGGGCGTGAAGCGGTGCGGCGAGATCTGGCTGTCGATGGCGCGCGACATCTACGTCGAGCCTGGCCGGAAGATGAAGGGCATTGGCTCGCAGGGCGAGTTGTCCACGGTCGAGTTGGGCAAGCCGATGCTGAACACCGAGACGGGCGTGGTCGAGTATCAGAACGACCTGAGCCGTGCGAAGTATGATGTGACGGTTGAGGTCGGGCCGTCGTCGCAGACCAAGCGGCAGGCGACGGTGCGCGCGCTGATCGGCATGATCCAGCTTGCGCCCGATCCCGAGACGCAGCAGGTGTTGACCTCGATGGCTATGATGAACATGGAGGGCGAGGGCATCGCGGATGTGCGGAAGTATTTCCGCAACCGGCTCATCAAGATGGGCGTCGTCGAGCCGACCGATCAGGAAGCCGAGAAGATCCTCGCCGAGATGCAGGCGATGCAGCAGCCCGATCCGCAGGCGATCTATCTGCAAGCTGCGGCGGAAGAGGCTGCGGCCAAGGCGCAGAAGGCGCAGGCTGACACGGCTTATGCGCTGGCCCGGACCGAGGAAACCCGCGCCAAGACCATTGAGACGCTTGCCGGCATCCAGCAGAGCGAGCGGTCGAATGTAGTGAACACGGCGAAGACCCTACAGAGCGTCATCGCCCCCGAGATGCGGCAACCACCCAGCCGCGCAATGTATGGGTGAGCTTGAACGAGGATCGTATGAACGACTTGGCAGAAAAGATCGAAGACGAGATCGAGGAACTCCCCGAGGAGGAGATCGAGCAGGCCGAAGAGGCTGAGGCGGTCGAGGACGAGGGCGAGGAAGAGGTTGTCGTTTCGATTGGGGATGCGCCAGCCCCGGAAGAAGAAGAGGAAGCGCGCGCGCCTGATTGGGTGCGTGATCTTCGCCGCAACTACCGCGAGGAAAAGCGTCGCGTCAGAGAACTTGAGCAGAAGCTCGCCCAGAAAGAAACGCATGTGCAGAGGGTCGCGCCTCTTGGGCCTAAGCCGACACTTGAGGCTGCTGACTACGACACCGAGCGGTTCGAGAAGGAACTTGAGGCATGGCACGAGAAAAAGCGCCAGGCCGACGAGCGCGAGGCAACCGCGAGGGCTGAACAAAAGGCCGTTCAGCAGGAGTGGGAGCGCAAGCTCGAAGGCTATCAGTCTGCGAAGGCAGGTCTGAAGGTGCGCGATTTCGAGTTCGCTGAGGAGGTCGTGCAGGACACTCTCAGCGTCATGCAGCAGGGCATGATCGTGCAGGGTGCGGAGAACCCC